AACAAATATGTGAATCTAAATCACATGAGGTTGAGAACCTGTACTCTTCTGTAGTAACGGTTGCTGTTAGCGGTGATGCGACCAAGGCCCGCAGTGGTTCCTTCAGCAAATGGGTTAGCAACAAGACCATAGCGGGTCTTAAAGCCAATTTTTGGCTGGAAGGTGTTCTCACCAACGGCACGTACCATTTGGAGAGGAACATATGGGCAGTAGAAGAGACCAGCATCATAAGGGGAAGAACCCTTATAACCAACAACGTAGTACTGCTCGGCAGCAAGGTTTGCAGCATAAGGATCGATATAAACACGATACTTACCTTGCAGAACACCAGCGAAGGTGTTACCAGTGTCATCAACGTTCAGATTAGCGTTGAGTGCTGGGGTGTAATCAAGAACACCTGCCATGGTGAGTGCCGAAGCAACGTCAGCAGAGCAGAGGATCATGTTACCCTTCCCTCTACGGGTTTGTTGGGCGATAGCGTTTGCATCGCGCTCGATTTGGAAGATCAGACCCTTGAACTTCTCAACCGACCAACGACCGTTGGAGTCAACGTCAAGGTCAAACTTACCAGCAGTTGCGACGTTAGTTTGAGCACCAGACTTAGCAGCCTTATAGATGGTACGAATAACTTCGCGGTTGATCTCGGCAAGAATCTCAGTTGAGAGAATATTTGCGAGTTCAGCCTCTGCATTCAGACCATGAATAGCGCGAAGGTCTTGAGCAAGCTCAAGTGAATACTCGGCTTTCAGAGCACGTGACTTTGCAGTAACGGTGACTTTCTCGATCGAGAATGCCATCTCATTGAAAGCTGCTCCGCTTTCACCAAGTGATTCAGCATCTTCCGTATCCATGCCACGACCAACTCTATAAGCGAGTTGTGTTGTGCCTGAATCTGGGCTGAGGAGACCTGGGTTAGTGCCTGATTGTGCGGTAGTACCGAAACCAACGGAAGCTCCGTCAGAACCAGATACATATCCAGAACCGATTGAACCTGCATCAGGGGTGCTATCAACACCAGACCATGCGGTATCTGCCTCATCGAAGAGAGCTTCAGTTCCAGACTGCGATCCGTAGCGTGAACGCATTGCGAAGATCAGTCCAGTAGGACCATTCATTGGCTGAACGCCAGCGAGGTCATAAGCGACCAGGTTAGGCATTGAACGTCTGATCAGTGAGATCAGAACAGGGTCGAAACCAGCGGTTGGTGAACTAGCATTAGCAGAGAAACCTGCAGTAGCGCCGCTCGAACCGGTTGCGTTGGTTGGTGACTCATAGAGGAATGCACGCTCTTCGCGCATTTCTCTCTCTTGGTTTTCTAGCAGGATAGCAGTTACCGCTCTACGATGTGAATCTTTGATCGGATCCATTCCTTGATAGTCAAGGATTGGTGCCCACTTCTCCTGCAGCTGTTCAGCATTGAACATTTGCATTGGATTTTACCTCTTTAAAAACGTGTTAGTTTGAATATGATCTATAAATCACTTTTTTGAAGCTCTTGAGAGAGTATCAAGATATGCAGCCATCATTGGTGAATACGATTCTTGAATCATATTCTCGGTTGAGTTGACCTCTTCAGATACGGTCTCCGAAACTTCTCTTTGAGCACTAGTTGCATTATTTGAGAAATATGAATTTCTCAGAGTTACTAGTTTCTCACGATAGGTCTTTTCACTTTCAAACTCAACATTTTCGGCAAGAGAAGCGAGTTTTTCTTTCTGAGAAACTGCAAGTCCCTCAGAAATTTCTGCAAAAATTACATCAGCAACTGACTCCGCTAATCTTCTATTCAGAGCAACATTCTTTTCAATTTGCTCGTTGAGTTTTGCTTCCATTTCATCAAGCTTATCTACCATGCTCTCGATAACATCATATCTATCTTCAGGGACTGATACATAATGATCTTCAAAAAGACTCTTCATTCCAGCGAGGAATGATTCAGTCATTTCGGTCTTAAGACCGTGCTCAACTGCGAGTGCATTTTCAGAAATCCACTCGTCAGCAACATACTCAAGGTATGCATCGACACGCTCTACAAGTTCCGACTTAATAGCAGCAACTTCTTCAATGAGTTGCTCTTCATATTGAACTTGAATTTGCTCTTTGATTTCGCCAATTTTTGATTTAATTGCTGCTTCAAAGATTGTTCTTGCTTTTTCTTGGAACTCTTCGGAGAGTTCTTCACCAGCAAGAAGAGCATTGACATCTTCTTCGATGTCAAACTCTTCTTTCATTTCTTCTTCGTCCTCATCCTCATCCTCTTCTTCTTTTTCCTTCTTTTCTTTCTTTTCTTTTTCGTCGGCAGCTTCTGCAACTACTTCATCACCCTCTTCCTCAACTTCTTCTACGTCGAGTTCTTCTTCATCAACAAGATCTTCCTCTTCCTCAACTTCTTCTTTGGCCATATGCTTCATTGGTTCCGCAGGTTTTGCACCTTTGTTAACCACATTTTTGACCGAAGCAAGAGTTGCTGATGGCTCTTTTAGTTTTGCAGAGTCATCGTCAGACTTATAGTTTTCTGGGGTAGGACCACCGAGATCTTCCCAACTTCCGGTTTGACCATCAGGAATACCTGTGGTTAACTTGTGCATTGGTTCTGCAGCGGCGGCTCCTTTGGTTACTACGTTTTCCATTTCTTGTAAATTTCTACCAACGGACATTTTTGTTTAG